CCTCCGCCTTNAAGCAGTATCTGTATAAAGACTTGGGACTTCCCGTCATGAAGAAAACGGAGAAAAACCAGGAGGCGGCAGACGATGCCGCCATGCAGATGCTTAAAGAGTGGTGCGCCGACAACCGTCCAGAACTGGTTAGGCTCTTCGAGCTTATCCAGGAATACCGCAAGTGGGGCAAGCTGAAAAGCACCTATATTGACGGCTACCTTACTCATGTGAATACGGCGACCGGGCGCATCCATCCCGACCTTATGCCGCTCGGAACGGAGACAGGACGATTTGCGGCAAGGAACCCCAACCTTCAGAACTGCCCGCGCAAGACCAACGATCCCATCGGCATCCGTAATTTTATTGTTGCCGCTCCCGGCAATGTGCTGATGTCGCTGGACTTCTCGCAGATTGAACTTCGTGTCGGCGCATTCTATTGCCGCGATTCGAAGATGCTTGAAACCTACCGCAGCGGCGGAGACATACACGCACAGACCACCTCCGTCATTTTCGGTGTTCCATTCGAGGTGGCGGTCGACAAGAACGCTCCCGACTATAAGGAGCATCGCACCATAGCGAAGAACTGCAACTTCGGTGTGTTCTATGGGCTGTTTCCGAGAGGACTCCAGACCACGCTGCGTTTCAAGGCGGGGCTTGATACCTCCCTCGACCGCTGCCGGGAAATCATCGACAACCTGAAAGCCGGATACTCCGGGCTTACCACTTGGCAGGAAGAGACAAAGAAACGGGCGCAGGAAACCTGCTATGCGGAAACATGGCTCGGCAGGCGCAGATACCTTGTCGGTATGCTCTCCGACGACTGGGGCAAGCACTCCTTTGCGGAGAGGTGCGCTCTGAATACACCGATACAAGGCACAGCGGCGGATATCTTAAAAGCCGCCTGCGGAAGGATCATTGAAGGCATATCGGAGCGGATGTGGCTGCGTCCGTTCCTGCAGATTCACGATGAACTGGTCTTTGAACTGCCGGAGGACAAGCTGAGTGAAGCTATAGCATTCGTCAAGGAATGCATGGAACAGCAGCCGTACCCGGAATTTGACGTGCCTATCGTGGCGGAAGCGTCTGCGGGACCGAGATTCGGAAAAATGGAAGAACTGGAGGACTGACCTATGGATATAAAGAAACGGGAGTACAGGCTCCCCGAAACATTGCAGAAACTTATGAAGAGGCATCCCTACACGGGAAAACCTACCACGCAAAAGGAACTGGCAGCTTACCTTGGTATTCGTCAGCAGTCGCTTTCGCTCCATATCAAGGGGCTCACCATGCCGACGCCCGACAAGGTGCTTGCTATGGCGGATTATTTCGGCGTGAGCGCGGACTTCCTGCTTATCGGATACGAGGACGGCAATCTGTATTTTTCGATGATGGACGCACAGAGGCGCAGAATGTATGAAAAGCTGGGCAACCTCGCCGTACTCTGTTCCAATGCGGAGAACATTGCACTCGGTCTTATGGAAAGCGAGGTGAAGCCGGATGTTCAGGAATAGCGAAGGTTATCCCGATCCCACAACGGGTGAGGCTCTTTCAAATATCGCTCGTCAGGAGCGTGCCGAGAAAAGAGCCGCAATGAAGCAACAGGAAAGGAAGTATCTCCCGAAAATATATGTCTGCTCACCGTTTGCAGGAGATACACAGAGGAATATCGAGAAGGCGCGCCGATACTGCGCCTTTGCCGTAGAACAGGGATACATCCCTTACGCCAGCCATTTATTTTTCCCGCAGTTCATGTCGGACCATGATCCGGCGCAGCGTGAGCTGGGGCTTTTCATGGGGATGGTGTATCTGGACGGCTGCAGGGAGTGCTGGGTGTTCGGCGATACGGTTTCAAGCGGCATGGCAGCTGAGATTGACCGTGCGAAGAAACGCGGCATCGTTCTGCGATATTTCACAGAGCAGTGCGAGGAGGTGTCGGGATGAGTTTTCCGCAGGAATTAAAGGATAGAAAACAATGGGTGTGCTGGCGGCTGGAGCCGGACAAGGACGGCGGCAAGCCGAGGAAGATGCCCATCAATCCCATTACGGGCAAGGGCGCGATGTCCAACAATCCGAATACATGGACGGACTACCAGACGGCGTTCGAGGCTTATGAGAAGTACGGCTATACGGGCATCGGATATATGTTCACCAAGGATGACGGCTTTGTCGGCGTGGACGTGGATCATTGCTACAATCCCGAAACCGGCGAGTGGAACGAGACGGCGAAGGCTATCATCGCAAAGAAGCCGACCTATGCGGAGTTTTCTCCCTCCGGGGACGGTGCGCATTTCTATTTCAAGGGCGTGAAGCCGTCCGGCAGCAGCAAGAACAGCGAGACGGGCGTGGAGATGTATGAAACGGCGAGATACTTCACCGTGACGGGAAAGCAGCTCGAAGGCGCTCCCGATACCATTGCGGAGGATGACGGCACTCTCGCGTGGATTCACGAGACATTCATCAAGAAGCAGAAAAAGAAAAGGGCAAAGAAGAAAAAGTCCTCCGGCGGCGTTCCCGTGGAAATGACCGATGAGGAGCTTATCGAAAAGGCAAAGTCCTCCGAGGACGGCGAGGCGTTCGCCGCTCTGCTTGAGGGCAACTGGCAAGGCGCGTTCCAGAGCCAGTCCGAGGCGGATATGGCTTTCTGCCGCAAGCTGGCGTTCTGGTCGGGAAAGAACAAGGAGCAGATGGAGCGCATCTTCCGTTCCTCCGGGCTTTACCGCCAGAAGTGGGATGAGAAGCACCATGCGGACGGTGCGACCTATGGCGAGGAGACATTGGACAAGGCTATCGAGTCAACAGAGAATGTCTATTCTCCCGGCGGCGACAGTCCCGTCTTTGAGTTCCAGGGCAGGTATTGGCGTTCCAAGGGTGAGAACACCTATCCCATCACGAACTTCGTGTTCCGGCCCGTGGAGATGATCACCTCCGAGGACGAGACGCAGCTGACCACTGACCTTGTGACCGTGCGGGGCGAGACATACCGCCTTACCTTCATGACCACCGATTTCTCCAATCAGCAGAAATTCAAGAACCTGCTGAACAAGAATACCATCGCTCTGTCCTACCTCGGCGGAGACGGCGATCTGGAGCTTTTGAAGGGATACATCTCTGAACTGGAGTGGGACGAGAAGCGCGGCGTCAAGGCTATGGGTATCTATGAGCATGACGGCAGGCTGGTCTTTGTTTCCAAGGACGGCTCTATTGAGAGCGGCGGCGTGGGCGTGACGGACATCGTCCAGCTTGACAAGTACAAGAGCATCGAGAGCGGCATCATCAGCTGCGATCCGCTGACGAAGGACAAGCTCCTCGAAATCGGGAAACTGCTGATGTCGTACAACGAGCCTGCGAAAGCCATCTCCATTCTGGCATGGGCTTGCGGGTGCTTTGTCAAGGAGCATCTGCGCCTCCGTGGCGTGAAGTTTCCGCATCTCTTTCTCATCGGTGAGGCAGGCAGCGGAAAGTCGACCACCTTGGAGCGAGTCCTCCTGCCGATATTCTCCGGAAACCGCGTCATTGCCGCTACGCAGGTGACGGCATTCACTCTGATGAAGGAGTCGGCGTCCTCCAACCTTATCCCTCTGCCCTTGGACGAGTTCAAGCCGTCAAAAATGGACCGCATCAAGCTGGCTACCTTGTATAACCATTTCCGCGATTCCTATGACGGGCATGAGGGTGTCAGGGGCAGAGCCGACCTGTCCGTGGTGACTTACGACCTTTCCGCTCCGCTCATCGTTGCGGGCGAGGAGTCAGCGGACGAGGCGGCTATCCGCGAGAGGAGCATTGAACTGCTTTTCTCGAAGAAGGATCTGAAAAATGCAGACCATCGCATGGTGTTCAACCGCATCCTGTCACATGAAGAGATGCTTTCCGATTTCGGAAGGACGCTGCTTAATACCGCTTTGAAAATCGCTCCCGCAGATGCGGAGAAATGGTACATCGAGGGCAAGGACAAGTTCAACGCTGACCTTCCGAGCCGTATCGTTTCCAACCTTGCCTGCTGCTGGGCGGGACTGCGCCTTTTGGAGAAGGTGTGCATTGAGTTCAATCTCGCCTTTGATGCAGTGTTTCCGTTTGGCATGGATATCTGCACGAAGTACATGGAGTTTGCGGCGAAGGATTATCTCCTTGACGGCGGCACGAATAACCAGAGCATCGTGGAGCAGACTTTCGAGATCATGGCGAGGATGAAGCTCGATCCGAAGGTCTATTACAAGATAGACGGCGGAAAGCTGTATCTCTGGCTCACTCCCGTCTATGACCTTTATACCAAGTACCGCAAGGACTATGCCATTGTCGGCGAGGTGCTGACATACGCACAGTTCAAAAAACAGCTTCAGCATTCCGAGTATTTTATCGCGGCGAACGAGCAGAAACGGATTGGCACAGATAATCATAAGTGCTGGGTAATCGACTATGACCTTCTGCGGAAAAACTGCGATATTACGGGCTTTGAGGTCACAGAGATAGAACCTTTGACCACGTAACTTGTAACCTCTGTAACCTCTTATATATAGAGAGATACACGGAAAAGTTTTCTCTCGTGTGCGTATGCGCGTGTGTGCGCGTGTAAAAAGACAGACCTCTCCAAAATGAAGTTACACGGTTACGTGGTTACCAAGGAGGACACGAGGATGCTTGAAAAAGACATCGTAAAAGCAATCATGAAATATCTGAAGACTGTGCCTCGCTGCTTTGCATGGAAAGAGCATGGCGGAATGTACGGCACGGCGGGAATACCTGACATCATAGCCTGTGTGGATGGGCGGTTTTATGCCTTTGAAGTAAAGACCGAAACGGGCAAGCCTACCAAACTGCAGGAGGCTACCATCCGAAAAATCCTCAAGGCCGGAGGCGTGGCGGTCATCGTCCGCTCCGTGGATGAGGTGCGAGCCGTTATCGAGGCTCCCTGCGATGAACACTGAATTTTGAAAACAATGCGGCAACGCAATCACATATAGATGCACAATGCTCCTATGCACGATGCCTGATTCCGAAAAATGGGAGGTATCGCATATGAGCGACATCACAAACTACGAGAATCTGGCGAACGCTATTATTCTGCAGGCTGTGCGGGACTACCGCATGGCGCTGAAGTGCCTCAAGGCAAATCCCAAGAACAAGACGGCTCTTGCAGACAAAGATGAGGTGGAGAGATTTTTCCGTTCCGACTGGTTCTCAGTTTTAACAAGTGTTGACGGCGAGATGCTGATCCGCTCCCTGCAAATGGAGGTGGAAGCATGACCGCTAAAGAATACTTAAATCAGGCGCGACACCTGGACGCACTTATCAACTGCCGTCTGCGTGAGATTGACTACTGGAAAGACCTGTCCGGCAGCGTTTCAGGCATGAGGTTCGATGGAATGCCACACAGTCCTAACCGTCCGACCGAGGCACCATTCGTGAGGTGTCTTGAAAAGATAGACGAGATACAGCGGAGCGTGGAGGAAAAAGTGGCGTATCTTGTACGGCTCAAGGAAGAGATCAACACGGCAATCGATATGCTTGAAAACCGTGATGAACAGCTGGTACTCCGTTACCGCTATCTTGACGACTGTACTTGGGAGGAGATTTCCCGGATGCTGAATGTATCGCTGCGAACGGTACATCGTATTCATGGGTCGGCTCTTCAAAATTTTTCTGTCCCGGATTGAAAGTTGGCACGGTTTGGCACAGTATGGCACACTTGACCTGTGGTATGATTACAATAGCAAAGTAGAATAAGACGAGCCTCGGAGGAGCGATCCTTCCGGGGCTTTTCTTATGCAAGGAAGGAGGCGGCAATTATGCCAAGAAAACCAAAGCGACCGTGCCGCTTTCCCGGATGTCCTAACCTTACGGACGGCGTTTACTGCGAGAAACACGCAAAGACTATGGAACAGCACTACGAGAAGTTCCAGCGCGGTTACTCGGCGGGCAAGCGTTACGGCAGGGCTTGGACACGCATACGGCACCGCTACGCAAACAAGCATCCGCTCTGCGAGATGTGTCTGAAGGAAGGTCGGTACAAGCCTGTGGAGGAAGTCCACCACATCCTGCCGCTTGCGGAAGGCGGAACGCACGATGAGTCGAACCTTATGAGCCTGTGCCGTTCGTGCCACGAGAAAATCCATAAGGAACGGGGCGACCGATGAACCCCAGGGGCGGTCAAAATCTCTACAAGGGGCCGCAGCGGAAAACGGCGCGGGGCTTCGTGTGCGAAAAAAGCAAAATCAAAAGGGTAATAAGGGAAGGCGGTGAGGAAAATGCCGACAAAATCAAATAACACGGGCGGCAGAGGCGGCAAGCGTCCGGGCGCAGGCCGCAAGAAAACCGCTGTCCGTGAGAAATATGAAAACGGGAACCCCGGCGGCAGAAAGCTGGAGGTTCTTAATATCCCGGACACGCAGGGCGAGGATATGCCGGAGCCGCACGAGTTCCTCTCGGCAAGGCAGCATGACGGCTCCACGCTCTCCGCTGCGGATATCTACAGAGAAACATGGGAGTGGCTGGACGGTCTCGGCGTGGCAAAAGCCGTGTCCCCGCAGCTATTGGAACGCTACGCCATGTGTTCTGCCCGCTGGATTCAGTGCGAGGAAATGACCACCAAACTCGGATACCTCTCAAGGCATCCGACCACGGGCAAGCCTATCACCTCGCCGTTTATCAATATCGGGATAAATTACATGAACCAGGCGAACCGCCTGTGGAACGAGATATTCCAGATCGTCAAAGAAAACTGCTCCACAGAGTTCGGCGGCACGAATCCGCAGGACGATGTGATGGAAAGGCTCCTAAGAGCCAGAAAGGGAATGAACGATGTTTGAGAAAGTGAATCCCGCGCATCCTGACAAGCTCGCCGACCGCATTGCCGGCGCAATCGTGGATGCCGCATACCGAAAAGAAGAAAATCCGAAGATCGCCGTTGAAGTCCTGCTCGGTCACGGAATGTGTCACATTATCGCAGAGACTTCCGTGCATATCCCGCAGGGCGAGATTACTGAGATTGTCCGCCGTATCGCGGGAAATGTAAAAATCAGCATTCAGGAAGTGCCGCAGGACGGACACCTCTCCAAGAACCAGTCTGAAGGATTCCGCTGCGGTGACAACGGCATTTTCAAAGGCGTGCCTGTGACGGATGAACAGAAAAAGCTGACGGGGATCGCCACAGATATTTACGAAAAATATCACGCTGACGGCAAGTACATCCTTGACGGCGAGAACCTGACCATCTGCCAGAGCAACGCAGAAACGCAGCAACTGAAGAAAACATATAAGAAAGCCGTGGTCAATCCGCTGGGCGACTGGACGGGCGGCACGGATGTGGACACGGGAGCCACCAACCGCAAGCTCGGAAGTGACATGGGCGATTCCGTCACGGGCGGCGGTCTGCACGGCAAAGACCTGTCAAAGGCTGATGTGTCCGTGAACATCTGGGCATGGCTCAAGGCGCAGGAAAGCGGACAGCCTGTTGAACTGTGCTGCTCCATCGGTGATGAGATGGTCGGAGGCGTGCCATATACGGAGATCGTGGAAACGGCAAGAAAATACATCGCAGAGATCGGCGGCTTTGAGAAATTTGCGGAATGGGGGCTGATTCGATGAATACTACAACCGAAATGCAGCTTGTAACGATTGACAAGCTGATTCCATATGTAAATAATGCGAGGACGCACTCGCCGGAGCAGATTACGAAGCTGCGCTCCTCCTTGCGAGAGTTCGGTTTTATTAACCCGGTCATCATCGACCGGGATTTTAATGTCATAGCAGGACACGGAAGGATTCTCGCCGCAAAAGAAGAAGGCATCAAGGAAGTACCGTGTGTATTCGTTGACTATCTGACCGAGGCACAGAAGAAGGCTTACATCATTGCGGACAACCGTATGGCGATGGATGCCGGATGGGACGAGGAACTTCTGCGCGTGGAGATCGAAGCTCTGCAGGCGGAGGCTTTTGACCTTTCCCTCACGGGCTTTGACGATACAGAAATTGCCGACCTGTTCGGAGATGAATCCGATGTGCAGGAGGACGATTTCGATGTGGATGAAGAACTGGAGAAGCCCACATTCTCCAAGGCAGGCGATGTGTGGACACTCGGACGGCACAGGCTGGTCTGCGGTGATTCCACGAAAGCGGAAACCTTCGCCACTCTCATGCAGGGACGTAAAGCGAACCTCGTGGTGACCGATCCTCCGTACAATGTGAACTACGAAGGTACTGCCGGAAAAATCAAGAACGACAACATGGCTGGTGAGGAATTCTACCAGTTCCTTTTCGATGCCTTTTCCAATATCGAAAAGGTCATGGCTGACGATGCGTCCATCTATGTGTTCCATGCGGACACCGAGGGGCTGAATTTCAGGAAGGCATTCTCGGATGCGGGATTTTACCTCTCCGGCTGCTGTATCTGGAAAAAGCCGAGTCTGGTGCTTGGACGCTCCCCGTACCAATGGCAGCATGAGCCGTGCCTTTACGGATGGAAGAAAAACGGCAAGCACCAATGGTACTCCGACCGCAAGCAGACAACGATATGGGAGTTTGAGAAAACGAAGAAGAACACGGATCATCCGACCATGAAGCCTATACCGCTTCTGGCGTATCCGATTCAGAATTCATCCATGAGCAACACGCTCGTCCTCGATCCGTTCGGCGGCAGCGGTTCCACGCTGATTGCCTGTGAGCAGACCGACAGAAGCTGCGCCACCATAGAACTGGATGAGAAATACTGCGACGTCATCGTGAAGAGGTATATCGAGCAGGTCGGCTCTGCGGATAAGGTTTCCGTGGAGAGGGACGGCAAGACGTACACCTTTGCGGAACTGGAGGTGCCGGATGCAAAAGAATAATCTCACGCTCGGCTCCCTCTTTGACGGCAGCGGAGGCTTTCCGCTGGCGGGTATCATTTCAGGCGTCACGCCTGTGTGGGCATCGGAAGTGGAGCCGTTCCCTATCAGGGTAACGACAAAGCGGCTGCCGCAGGTAAAGCACTACGGCGATGTGTCGCAGATGGACGGCGGAAAGATAGAGCCGGTCGATATCATCACATTCGGCAGTCCTTGTC